GATCTTCAGGAACTTCAGGATCATCAGGTTCTTCTGGATCTTCAGGATCATCAGGATCTAGTGGCTCTTCAGGATCTTCAGGATCTTCAGGTTCCTCAGGAACTTCAGGATCTAGCGGTTCTTCAGGATCTAGCGGTTCTTCTGGATCGTCAGGAACCTCAGGTTCTTCTGGTTCTTCAGGTTCTTCAGGATCTAGTGGTTCTTCTGGATCTTCTGGATCTTCAGGATCATCAGGATCTAGTGGTTCTTCTGGATCTTCAGGATCATCAGGATCTAGTGGCTCTTCAGGATCTTCGGGATCCTCAGGTTCCTCAGGAACTTCAGGATCTAGCGGTTCTTCAGGATCTAGCGGTTCTTCTGGATCGTCAGGAACCTCAGGTTCTTCTGGTTCTTCAGGATCTTCAGGATCTTCGGGATCTAGTGGTTCTTCTGGATCTTCAGGATCATCAGGTTCTTCGGGTTCTTCGGGTTCTTCAGGATCTAGTGGCTCTTCAGGATCTTCAGGAACTTCAGGATCATCAGGATCTAGTGGCTCTTCAGGATCTTCAGGTTCCTCAGGAACTTCAGGATCTAGCGGTTCTTCAGGATCTAGCGGTTCTTCTGGATCGTCAGGAACCTCAGGATCCTCAGGTTCTTCAGGTTCTTCAGGTTCTTCAGGTTCTTCAGGATCTAGTGGTTCTTCTGGATCTTCAGGATCATCAGGTTCTTCGGGTTCTTCAGGGTCTAGTGGCTCTTCAGGAACTTCAGGATCTAGCGGTTCTTCAGGATCATCAGGTTCTTCGGGTTCTTCGGGTTCTTCAGGATCTAGTGGCTCTTCAGGATCTTCAGGAACTTCAGGATCATCAGGATCTAGTGGCTCTTCAGGATCTTCAGGATCATCAGGTTCTTCAGGCACAAGTGGATCTTCAGGATCATCAGGTTCTTCAGGATCATCAGGTTCTTCAGGCACAAGTGGATCATCAGGTTCCTCTGGTGTATCTGGAGCCTCTGGAACTTCAGGTTCTAGTGGATCTTCCGGATCATCAGGATCTAGTGGTTCTTCTGGTTCATCAGGAACTTCAGGATCCTCAGGTTCATCAGGTTCTTCAGGATCTAGCGGTTCTTCAGGAACATCAGGTTCTTCTGGATCTAGTGGTTCTTCTGGATCATCAGGATCTTCAGGTTCTTCAGGCTCTAGTGGTTCTTCTGGATCTTCAGGAACTTCAGGATCTTCAGGTTCATCAGGATCTAGTGGATCTTCAGGATCTTCAGGTTCCTCTGGATCATCAGGATCATCAGGATCGTCAGGTTCTTCAGGTTCTTCAGGTTCTTCAGGTTCTTCAGGTTCTTCAGGCACGAGTGGATCTTCTGGATCTTCAGGATCGTCAGGTTCTTCTGGTTCTTCAGGTTCTTCAGGATCTAGTGGTTCTTCTGGATCTTCAGGGTCAAGTGGATCTTCAGGATCTTCAGGTTCCTCAGGAACCTCAGGATCTAGCGGTTCTTCAGGATCTAGTGGTTCTTCTGGATCTTCAGGGTCAAGTGGATCTTCAGGATCTTCAGGGTCTTCAGGAACATCAGGTTCTTCTGGATCTAGTGGTTCTTCTGGATCATCAGGATCTTCAGGTTCTTCTGGTTCTTCTGGTTCATCAGGTTCCTCTGGTTCATCAGGTTCCTCTGGTTCTTCAGGATCATCAGGTTCTTCAGGAACATCAGGTTCTTCAGGATCTAGTGGTTCTTCCGGAACATCAGGTATTGATGGCACAAATTATTTAGGATTCTTTTCTGAATACGATTCAAGCAGTACGAACATTACAGTAGCACCATCATCCCAACAATTTGTATTAAATAATGCAAGCTTAAACAGTGTTACAGGTGCTGCGATTAGTACAACTTCTACTAATTCAGTAAATGTTACTAAGACGTTAGATATCTTCGATGAGATAGCAAACCCTGGTCCAAGAAGAGGAATTATACAGTTCTTAACCCCAGGAAATTCTCAATTTGCATCATATTATGTAACCAGTGCAACAAAAAATCCTCCAACTAATAGTACATGGTTTCAACTAGGTTTAGAGTATATAGATAGAGGTGGATCTGGATCCCTTACCGATGGTGAAGATTATTGGGTAGGACTTAATGTAATTGGTGATGCAGGAACATCAGGATCTTCTGGATCGTCAGGCTCTAGTGGTTCTTCAGGTTCTTCAGGAACCTCAGGATCCTCAGGCTCTAGTGGTTCTTCTGGATCTAGTGGTTCTTCAGGCTCTAGTGGATCTTCGGGAACATCAGGCTCTAGTGGTTCTTCGGGATCATCAGGATCATCAGGAATTTCTGGTACTTCAGGATATGTAATAGACAATACCTGGGATTGGACAACATCCGGAGGATCTCCAGCAAGTGGAGAAGCTAGAAATAGCTCCGGATCTAATTTACCTGCATCACCCTTTGTCTTATTGATAAATGAAAACCCCATATCAGGACCTAATTATGTAAACATTTTTAATAGTTTAGGCAACGGAACCCTATGGAAAATAACGCGATTAGTTGGTGGATCTAACGTACTTTATTATACGCAAATCTCAGTTGGTGTTGATAACGGATCATATTGGGAATTTGATTTAGATCATTTGTCAGGTACAGGATGGTCGCCTACTACAGGTGATGATATATTAATTCAAATTGCAGGAGTAGGAGCACCAGGAAGTTCTGGAACATCAGGTTCTTCTGGATCATCAGGCTCTAGTGGTTCCTCAGGATCTAGTGGTTCTTCAGGATCCTCAGGATCCTCAGGTTCTTCTGGATCATCAGGCTCTAGTGGTTCTTCTGGTTCATCAGGAACATCAGGATCGTCAGGCTCTAGTGGTTCCTCAGGATCTAGTGGTTCTTCAGGAACATCTGGTTCTTCTGGATCATCAGGAAGTTCTGGTTCTTCTGGATCCTCAGGAAGTTCTGGTTCTTCTGGATCATCAGGAAGTTCTGGTGTTGGAGGTAGTGTAGATAGATTTAATGGGTATGATGATGGTACTTTAAATGTAACTAATTTCTCTACCCAAGGTACCACAGCAGATATTAAAGTTTCGCATACACAATATGGTTTAGACCCTTCAACCAACGCCTTAATTTACGATCATACGAATGATACTGCTCTTATTGAGATTCTGCAAGATGGATATTATATAATTAGCTCTAATGTAAATTACATTGTTGGAGCAAGTAGGAGTGGTTCTAGATCAACAATGCAGCAAAATCTCTATATTAATGGTGCTGTTGTAGATTCTTCTAAGTCTGATACTTACTCAAGAGGACAGCTTTATAATGATGAAATTAATACGCTAACCACTGGTTATTTCTATTTAAATACGAATGATACTATAAGAATGGAGGTAAATGCAGCACGGATGGATAGTAGCGGTACTGGAACTGTAGCGATCACTGATGCTGTTATTAATATTGCTCGGATATCAGGAGCAGCTGCTGCTTCTGGTTCTGACGGAGCACAGGGAGCAGCAGGAGCAGCAGGAGCACAAGGAGCACAAGGAGCAGCAGCAACAATTCCGTGTGATGGAACGTGTACATCTACTGAAGGTGGTAACCCAACATTGTACTACGGGACTAATCCTGACGTTTATCTTGCAGAACCTAATGTGTGGTTCCGAATTGATTGTGATGGAACAACATATAACGTTCCTGGATACTCTTGTGAGTAATAGATTAATGCTATGAAGGAAGTACCTAAGGTAGACATGTCACTTTTACAAATGGCCAATAATTTTGTTGGAGGTGAAGAAATTTCGAGAATTGAAATTATCAATAAGGAGGGTATTGTTTTAAATACATATGATTATTCCAAATCTACTGGTGATCATATTCCGAGTGTGATTTTTTCTATGTCCGATATTCTAGGTAATTCTAATTCGATAGTTAGTAACCCCAATACAACTCAAAAGGTTAATGAATTCCCAGGATTACTTTAAATAATTGAAAACCTTTGGATTGTTTGGCGTATAAGAATAAATCATTATTGTAATTCTATATGAAGGTCCAAACAATCATTATAGACGATTTCTATAAAAATCCCGATGATGTAAGATCATTTGCTTTAGCCCAAGAATTTAGTGCTCGTGGAAATTACCCCGGACAAAGAACGGTATCTTTTTTAGCAGATAACGTAAAGAATTCTATTCAGGATATAATTAGACCTTATGGCGGAGAGGTTACTTGGTGGGGTGATGATTCAACTGGGTCCTTTCAATATACAGTAGCTGCTGACAGATCCTGGATCCATAGCGATGACACAACAGATTGGGCAGGAGTTCTTTATTTAACACCAGATGCACCACTTTCTGCAGGTACTGGTCTTTTTAGGCATAAAGAAACTGGTCTTAATAGGTGGAGAAATTCTGAGCATCCTGATGAGGTAGCTAAAGCAGCCCCTGTTAATATAGAATCCCAGGATATGACCAAATGGGAAATGGTTGATAAAATTGGAAATATTTATAATAGGCTGGTAATTTATCGGGGTGATTTATTTCACGTTTCTTTGGACTATTTCGGACTGGATAAAAATGACGGTAGGCTATTCCAGGTTTTCTTTTTCAACACGGAAAAATAAATGCTAATTGTTAAAAGACCGACTGCTATTGTTTTTGGTTGGGATAAGCCTAGTGGCAATTATGAATTCGTTACCACAGTTTATTCTTCGGTAGAAAATAACATGCAGTGGGTGAATTTGATTTCTATTGGCATAATTGATGTAGACAATAATGTACTATCGGATTTAAACATCAAACACACTCCTGATGTTTTCGTTTTTATTGGTAGTAAGTATGATCAAATACATTCGCATTTTGATAGAATGGTTATAGAATACGATCAAATCCCAGATCCTGACACACTTGCTAATGATGTGGTGGTTAAGGCAGTAGACGTTCGTACAAACCCACACATTCCTCTTTTCAGCATTTTTACCCCTGCTTTCAAAACGGGGGAGAGAATATTTAGAACTTATCAAGGAATAGTAGATCAGAGTGAAACAGATTGGGAGTGGGTTGTTGTAGACGATTCGCCTTCAGACCATAACGACTTATGGCATGATCTTCAAAAGATAGCTTCCAGGGATTTAAGGGTTAAACCATATAGAATAACACCAAATACCGGGGGATTTGTAGGAATGGCTAAGAAGAGGGCCTGCTCTTTGTCTAGTGGTAAATGGTTGGTAGAACTTGACCATGATGACTATTTATTGGATAATTGCTTGGCTAAAATTAAATCTGCTAGCGATAAATTCCCTGACGCTGGATTCATTTACAGTGACTGTACAGAAATGTTTGAGAATGGGAAATTTAGAAGATATGGTAGCAAAGATGAAAAATACGATGGTAATTTCTATGGTGTTGAAGGCAACAACTTTAACTTTGGGTATTCTGGACACTCTTGGGTTAATATAAAGGGTAAAAGATATCTAACACATCACTATCCCTCTATAAATCCGATTACTATTAGATTTAATATTTCAATGCCAAATCATGTTAGGGCTTGGAGGTCTGATATTTATAAAAAAATCGGAGGGCATGCTGAAAGCCTACCAATAGCGGATGATCTAGAATTAATCATTAAAACTTTTCTCGAAACAAGGATAGTCCATATTAAGGATTTGCTATATATTCAATATAGTAATGGCTCCGGGACTGTTAGCTATAACTCTTTCGAAATTAATAGAATTTCTAGAATTTTGAAAGAGAAATATAACAAAGCAATACATAACAGGATAATTGATTTGGGGTTCCATGATTGGGAGTGGGACGAAGAAAAGAGAACTAATAGGCACCAAGAGGCTATAATGAATAGTGACCTTAGTGATATAAAGTTCTGGGAGGATGAACAGGTTTTGAATTATGTATATGATGAATAAGAGGGCTAAAATTTGCATGAATGCCATGGTAGCTAATGAATCCCGTGTTATTCTGAGAATGCTTGAATCCTGCTATCGATACATCGATTATTGGGTTATACAAGATAACGGCTCTACTGATGGTACCCAAGGTCTTATTAGAAATTTCTTTTCTCAAAAGGGGATACCTGGATACCTGTATGAAACTGAATGGCAATATCCTGGATTTAATCGGGATCACACTTTGCAAGAATGTTTAAAAGCTGATCATGGTTGTGATTGGATTTTAAGGATGGATGCAGATGAACAACTGGCTGTTGATGATAATTTTGATTGGTCTTTGATTAACGACACATCTATTCAAAGTTTTAATATTACCGCTCAGGACCCGGGTGGAATATATTATAGAACTTGGCTTTGGAATGCAAAATTGCCATGGTATTTCAAGCACGACAAAAGGCATGAGACAATTTATCTTTCTGGTCACAAAGAAGGGGAGGGTAATTTTCAGGTAATTAACTTACCCCGTGGGTTTAGACATATCATTACAAATGACGGTAAAACTTGGGAAGACCCTTTAAAGTTTTTAAATGATGCTCTTTTACTTGAAGCTGATCAGGTTTGTTCTGGGAAGATAAAAGAGGATGATTACCATCTTTTCTATATTGGTAAAAGTTATGCTGATATTTATCAGAATGGAAATCTCCCGTTTGGCAAAAATCATAGTGATGAATACGCTAGAAGGACTATATATTACCTTGAACATTATGTGAGAAGGAAATTTCCAGTTTATGATAATGACTCACCTCCTACAGTGTTTGATGAGATGTGTTACCTTTCTATAGTTCTTATCGGACAAGCACATAGATTTATAGGAAATCGAGATCTCGCATATAAAAGGCTTGAACAAGCTGACTGGTATTGTCCGGATAGAAACGAGCACTGGGTTATTTTGGCAGAGATGCTCTTGGAGGACCAAAAATTTCATAGGATGTATGAAATAACATCAATGCTCATGAGAGATGATAGGATATGCCCATTTCCTAGATTTCATTTTTTACTCTGGACCTCTTGTTACAAGGATACCTCTGATTATGTAGAATTTCTGTACAAAGAATCGATGAAATTTGTGGAACTAATTGAAACCCGAACAGACCAAAATAATTTAAAAACTATGGAAGACGCTTACTTTCCTGGTGAAATTTAGATAAAAACATATGGAAAACAATCAAACAAAAATAACATCTGAGGAGTTGGAAAAAATTAACTCCTTAAGAACCGAGATTTTAGAAAATGTTGAATCGATAGGTAGACTGAATATTAGAAAGCATTTTCTGGTAAAAGAACTCGAGCCAATAGAGGCAACTCTGATATCATTGCTTCAAAAGTCAGAAGAACTGGACACACAGGAGAAGGATGTAATAGATGAGATCATTCAGAAATATGGGGAAGGCCAGTTAAATTTTGAAACTGGTATTTACACTAAAGAATAATAAATGAAAGAGATTGAGGCTTTAAGAAAAACCAAATATGAATTGGTAAGAACAATCAATTCTATACAAAAAACATTGGATGAAAAAACCGGTGGAAAAAAGAGAATTCTTTTCGTTGCTCCACATCTTTCAACTGGAGGAATGCCTCAATACCTGTACAAAAAAATAGAGTCTTTTAACGAAGAAGCTGAAGTTTATTGCATACAATATAACAATACATCGGAGGAATATGTTGTACAGAGAAATAGGATAAAGGAAAGGATTGGTTCTAGATTCCATTGTTTGGGGGAAGATAAGACAGAGATACTTGATTTAATTGATAGAATTTACCCTGACGTTATCCATTTTGATGATTTTGTTGAATTTTTTGTAGACCCGTCGATTATTGACAAAATATATGCACTGGATAGACCATATTGCATAGTTGAAACTTGCCACAGCTCAAATATTTCCCCATCAGATAAGATATATTGTCCGGATAAACTGGTTATGGTAAATCAATGGATGTGTAACAAATTTAAAGATCTTGGTGTTCCGACAGACATTTTAGAATACCCAATTGAGGATTTTAAAAGACCTGATAGAAAATCTGCCTTAGAGAGTCTTGGTCTAGATCCAAACAAAAAGCATGTAATAAATATCGGTTTATTCACACCAGGTAAAAACCAAGGTGAGCTTATAGAGCACGCTAGAAATCTCATTGACTACCCAATACAATTTCACTTTATAGGAAATACTGCACCAAATTTTCAAAGCTATTGGGAACCACTTTTAGAAACACTACCTGATAATTGCAAATTATGGGGTGAAAGAGATGATGCGGATCTTTTCTATAGTGCGGCTGACCTTTTTGTTTTTACCTCTAATTGGGAGTTAAATCCCATTGTTATAAAGGAGACTCTTTCATGGAAACTACCGATTTTAATGAGAAGACTTGATCCATACATGGATTCTTATGATCAGAATCCATTGGTAAGCTATCTTAGCCCTAGCGGTGCTTTTTTAGATATACCTGCAGATACGGAAAAAATTAAGGACATATTAGATTTAAGATGAAAAATAGAGGCTTAAAAGTTTATGAGAGCTTAAAAAAAGCGGACTTTGTAAGGTTTAGACACCCCTACACTTTTGAACTTACTTTTGATAATGGTGCTAATGTTGATTGCATAGGACCAAATAATGCTAAACCTTGTACAATAAAGTTCATGGATTTAAGTACTGGTACATATGGGTATACAGGTGAAATTTCTGCTGGACTTTTTACAAGGCTTTATAGAAAATGGTTTACTCCTTGGAGATTAGAGGCTTACGATAATGATGAATTAATCTACCAGAGAGATCTGGAAGACGTAATTAGTGAGGAAAAAGTTTGTATTAGTGTTGATAGCAACTCACTTGGTGACACTCTAGCTTGGATGCCCGTCATAGAAAAATTCAGAAGAAAATATGACTGTGACCTCTATGTTACTACATTTTGGAATGAGCTTCTTGCTAACTATTATCCTTCCATAAGGTTTAGATCACCCGGGTCAAGAGAGATCAATACAAAAATTACATTTGGTGTGGGGTGGTATGACGAGAATGACCGCGATAGACATAGGAGGGATCCTAGAGCTATTTCGTTACAGCAGGTTGCTGGGGATATTTTAGGAATAGATGTTGAAGGTGACCTATTAAACGAAAGTGTACCACTAACAATACAAAACACAAACTCAACTATTGACGGAAAGTATGTGTGTTTGGCTATGGATTCTACCGCTAATGCTAAACATTGGCACTATGAGGACGGCTGGCAGAAGATTACCGATTATTTAAATTCAATAGGTTATAAGGTTGTTGTTGTACAAAAGCAGGGAACAAATTTAAATGGAGTGATTGACAAAACTGGAGATATTGATATTTTACAAAGAGCCATTGACATTTATCACTCCGATTTCTTTATTGGAATAGGGTCTGGTCTAAGCTGGCTTGCTTGGTCACTACACAAGCCAGTTGTAATGATATCTGGTTTTTCGGATCCCGCGTGTGAATTTTCTACTAAAAACTATAGAATCATAAACCGCGATGTCTGCCATGGTTGCTTTAGTGATACCTCAATAAAATTTGATAAGGGGGATTGGAATTGGTGTCCGAGGTTAAAGGATACCGAAAGGATGTTTGAATGTACAAAAACAATTACCCCAGAGGTTGTTCAAACCTATATCGACGATCTGATACAAAATCACCTATCTTAACCTCTTTTATTTCTACGGATATATAAACATACAGACCGAGCTTTGTCTGTTAATAATATCTTGTAGATAATGGCTTTTTACCCAGAAAATAGATTTCCAAAAAAAGGTATCCCCGTTTATAACGGCAACGGCGATCAGAGGGATCTTTCGGATCCTAGATTTAGATACCAAGACAATTTGGAGAATACTACCAAGGTTTTTCACCAGAGTACAGATAACTATTTTGGAACCACTGGAGCTGCTATGGCACGTGCTGAGCAACTTGGTTGTAATGGTTATCACACAGCTCTTGCTGACGATGGGGTTTACTATTACTTACCATGTTCTGATGCTACCTGGTATGCTGAAAGAATACAGCAATTCGAAAGCTCATTAAATTTCACATACATAGGTAATTATAGGGTTCTCACTTGGGATAGCCCATTTAACTATGTACAAGCCTTCAATGGGTGGATAATAGAAACAGCAGGTGCTGTTTTGGGTGATCCTGTAAATCTTGGTGATCCAACAGCAGCTATTCCAAATGACATTGCAATTGATTTTAGATATTCTGTTGACGGGAAAAGTTGGTCCCTTTGGGCTAATGTTGGAACTGCATTAACTGGATTTTCTCAGGGTTATACCTCCAACAACGATTCGACAATCTTCTCAATTCCGCTTGATCCTTCAAAATCATTTTACCCGGAATTTAGATTTACTTCCGTTGTAGTAAATACGGACGGAACACTGGCTTATGAGACAGATGAACCTATAGATCCTTCAATAGTAATCCTTGATTTCGATCTTGATCTTACCTATGCTACTGGACCTAGTGGACCTTCTGGTTCAATAGATAACTTGGTTATTAATAGACCTGTACCAAATTGCTCTAATGAGAAGTCAAACAGACCAGTTGTTTTTGATGATTGCAACTACACTTTTAATCCCTATGCAATAAACAAGGCTGTTAACCTGTATAAGGATTTAAGCTTGGTTGTAAACAAGGTATTTGGGTTTGAGACAAATTATTATTCAGTGCAACCACAAGCTAGAGGTAAAGACGTAGTGTTGAAGGAGTATACTTTATTTGATGTTGTAGATGAACAATGTGTGAAGGTAATGGTTCCTTCAAATCAATTTCCAGATAACCGAACAAATTATGATCCCTTCGGAATCCAGTTTGACGAACCGTTCGAGATTCATATAGATAAGACCTATTTCGAAAACATTTTTGGAAGAGGCTCACAACCAAGGAAGAGAGATATTATTTACTTCCCTTTAACCAATAGGATCTATGAAATAAATTCTACCTACTTGTTCAGGGATTTCATGTATTCTCCGGTTTACTACAAAATAGAGCTTAAAAAATATAGTCCTAAGTCTAATACGTATTTCAAAGACCCTGCTTACAAAGAGGAATTAGATGGAATTGCACTTACTACAGAAAAGCTATTTGGTGCAGAGGTTGAAGCTGAAGAGCAAAAAATAGCTAAGCCAGAGCAATACTCCGATAGTACGCAAAGAAGACAAGAGGACCCAACCAGGTCTTATATCTATAAGAATCTTCCTATAGTTGGGTATGATCTCAATAACAACTGGACAATAGTGTTTAACAACTACTACGATATGTCGGATGCTTTTGTTTCTGATTCAGAATTCGTATATCAGCCTAACAAGTATCGCGAAGCACTTAGGTATAAAAACAGACCTCTATTGGAGAGCGATGGTGAGGTATCCTACACCTGTTGGTTTAGTTTGAAGAACTATATTAATGAGGATAGCTTGGCTAAAAAACCATACTCTCCAGCACCAATCACAAAAGTCTCAGAGGATGCTAACCAAATTTTATACAGCTCTCACCCATATAAACACAATTTAACCCCATTTAGGCAATTTTCGGATAACCCGGAAGGGTATGTTGCAATTAGTACTGATGCTAACCATTCGGGAGGATTCAAGGTTCTAACTACTCCTGATGAGTTTAAATTTTCTGTTGCAAATCCAAATCTTCCTTATGCTAAGAATACTGCAAATTGGAAAATGCAAAAGGCACAAGCAAGGAATCTAATTGATGGAACCTATATCGATGGCTCTGGTTTGTTAAAAGGCATGAGGATAGACTTAGTGCATTCTGGTACCAACGATGCTGCAAATAATAATTATGTACAGCAAGGAAGCATTGAGATTATCTTAAACGATCTTACGTATGATTCCAGATTGCAATTTACTCCAGAGCAGGGAGAGTGGTATGGATTGGTTGTTAATATAAGTAACAAGTATAAGCAGATGGGAATTAACATCTGGAAAATGTCGTATGATCCAACAAATCCAGGTGCACAACAATCATCAGATTTAGTTAAAGTGCACGAAGATTATAGGACGTTAACCAAATCTTACATTTTTGATGCTCCCTCTGATATTGAGACAAACGTAAACAACCCATTCTATGGGACGGATAATAACGCTTACAAGATTTACACATCCCCGCTCCTTTTATCGAATGTAAGACTGTTTAAGAACATGATAGATATTGATAAACAATCAATTGTCCTTAACCAGAACACTGTAAGGGATGAACAACTAGCATATATTATAGATAACGCTAAACCACAATTGATCCTACCTAAATTCGCAAGAAATAGGTAATTAACAGAATTGATATGCCAAGAAGAAAACCGAAACCAGAAAGGGTAGTCGAAGAAAAGATAAAAGAAAGTCTTGATTCTATACTGCAAGATGAAAATCTTGATTTTGATGCAGTAACAGCAGATGAGCTTCCTAGGCTAAAAACCACGGAACTTATGAACTTTAGTGAGGCTACTCAAACTACGGGTACTGATGCTAAGGGAGTTCTTGATTCCATAGTTAAGTTTTATCTTGATGAGAACCTCATAGACCAAACCGATTACATCGAATACAAGAAGAAGATTGATTCGATGAACATCGCCTCTATGATGCTTCAACTTAAAACTGCACAGCACGCTATAACCAAGCTACTTGAAGAAATAGATCTTGGAAACGCCAATCCAAGAATGTTTGAGGTTCTTGCACAATTGCAATCTCAAATTATGCAAATGCCTAAAGACTACCAAACATATGTGCAAAAGATGGAGGATGGTTACAAATCAATAGCTACCCAATTGGAGGAAAAAAGCAATTCAGGATCATTTCAACTTGAACCTGGAGAAGACGGAAAGAATGTCTATAACCCATCCACTAACGAATCTGGGGGAATTAAGGTTAGAGGAACTAAGGGATTAATGGAGGGTTTAAGGGATATTATAGGGGCTGAAATTGAGGATGTAAGGGTTGAGGATGTTGACGATAACGCAGTAGTAAATGCTAAAAAGAAAGCAGAAATCGATGCAAGCAGAAACATCTCTTTGGATGAAGAAGATACTGGCTTGGAGGTAGAAGATGATTTATTTGATTAACAATGGCCGAAAAAGAAGAGAAAGATTCCAATTACTGGAGTACCAAAAGAATAGAGGAACTTCTATTTAGGGTTGAAGAGGAGGGGCTTGATTACAAGTCTGTTGATAACCCCTTTCATGATGGTGACCCAGAGCTTAAGATGTCAAATCTTTTGTATGAGTATACACAAGACGAGATTTTAGAGATGGAAAGATGCGCAAAAGATGTTGTTTATTTTTCTAAGTACTGTAGGGTCATGACTGATGACGGTCTTTTTTATGTAAAACTTCGTGACTACCAAGAATCAGTTCTCCGTGAGTATCAAGCTAATAGATTTAATATATTTTTAGCACCTAGACAGGTTGGAAAATCAATTACTTCAGCTATTGTCCTTGTTTGGTATCTTCTTTTCAATCACGATAAAAATGCAATGATCTTAGCAAACGTTGGTTCTACTGCAGAAGAACTGATGGATAAGATCAAAGCAATAGTAAGAGGTCTGCCGTGGTTCTTAAAACCTGGTATGGTAGTAAACAATGTGATGTCTATGAAGTTTGATAACGGGTGTAGAGCAATTGCAAAAACTACTACAAAAACATCCGCAATTGGTTTTACAATTCACTTTCTTTATATGGACGAATTTGCTCATATCCACCCAAATTTTATAGAATCGTTTTTTAGATCAACATATCCTACAGTATCTTCTTCTAAGGTTTCTAGAATTATTATTACATCAACCCCAAATGGAATGAATAAATTCTATGAAATTTATAAAGGTGCTGTTGATGGTGAAAATAGCTTTAATCCTATAAGGGTTGATTGGTGGCAAGTTCCCGGAAGGGACGAAGAATGGAAAAAACAAGAAATCGCTAACCTAGGTTCTCAAGAATTGTTTAATCAGGAATACGGCAACCAGTTTTTAAGTTCCTCTACATTGCTTCTAGGATCTAACGAGCTTAAAAAAATTAAAGCAAACGAGGTTGAATATGAATGGAGGGACATTGATGTTCTAGAGGATGTTGGACTTCCGTATGACAATTTTAGATGGCATCCAAAATTCAGTTTGAATACTGATACTCTTTTCAATAATAGATTTGTTATTTCGATTGACTTAGCTGGTGGCGGAAAGGGGGATTTTACAGTTCTTAATATTTTTAAGGTGGTACCTCTGCCAAAAAAAGTAATAGAGGCCATGGATGATTTCCAAGATGAGTCTGACTTTTTCGGGCTTCTACAGGTTGGCATTTATAGGGATAATGAAATTGAGGTTGAGGATTTTAAAAAAATCCTCGAAGCCTTGGTTGTTAAGTTCTTCAATCCAGAAAATGTAAGGGTACTTTTAGAGATTAACTTTAAAGGTGAATTGCTTATAGACAAGCTCATTTTAAATGACGACTTTCCTCTCGAAATCTTTGTACACACAAAGCACACAGAATCTGCTAGGACGAGAAAGCCTGGTATAAAGTACAACGAGAAAAACAAGATGAAATACTGTGAGATTCTTAGATCTCAGATGAGGATGAATAGGGTAATAATAAACGAATCTACTTGGACTGTACCTGAGTTATTCTCTTTCGGTCTTAACACTAGGGGAACTTATTCAAGTCAATCTGGACACGATGATGTAGCAATGACGATTGTAAATCTTTCTGGGATGTTTGAATCCTCCGATTTTTATGATCTTGTTGGTGAATTGTATGATGAGCTTGGTGAATCTACCTACCGGGATCTTATAGATCTAAAGATGGAAGAAAATAGTGAGGATGGAGCATCAACCAAAGAGGGAGGGTTCTATAGCTCTTTCAGTCAGTTGCTCTAAATAATTTGCTTTTTCCGATATATACAATTACTAACCGAGTAGCATACAAAAATGCTGGTTTTGGTTTAGATATATAGTAGGCAAAAATATCTCTTGTACAATAATGGCAAAGAAAATCAAACTGGATTTATCCCAATTTAAAGCATCAGGAGTCTATACGCTTGAGTTTGACGCTTCAGAAAACGTCATTCTTACGTCTCAGACTATAAGATTGGTGGTGGGATTTTCGAATAAAGGACCTTTTAATGCTCCCGTGTATTTACCGGATGTAACTACAGCGGTAGCAATTTTTGGTGATATAGATAAGACTTTAGAGGCTAAAGGATCTTACTTCCACCGCTCAATATTTGCGTGTTTAAATACTGGCCCAGTATTTGCTCTGAATTTGTTGAATTTGAATAATGATATAGATAGCCCTACAGCTGATGTGGTTAACTATTTTGGTTATTCGATTGATACTGAGCAATCTAACGGGGTTCTTACCTCCAGGCTATATTCCTCCTTCTATAATAAGGAGAGATTTTGGTTTGCTGATACCGATTACTTCTTAGCTACACTTTCTGCTGTAGATACTGGTAGACTTTTTAACCTTGTTAACCTTGGTAAGGAAGCAATAAGTGTCATTGTTAGGAAATCAACTGATGCGGTTCAACCTTTACAAGGATATGATGTTTTTGCCTTAGATTGGTATGGAGCGGACAACGTTCCTAGCTTCATGCACCCATATGATTACATTTCGGATTACTTTATAGATGTTATCTCAGTATCTGGAGATTGGACTGATTACGAGACACTATCTTTAGACCCTAAATGGAGTTCATACTTTACAAGAAATGGATTTATAAAAAGCCAGATCAACAATTTCTTATCACAACCTGATGTGAATATTGTTACTTCAACCACAGGATGTTTAATCCCAGATTTTGTTGACCTGAATGGTAATAACCAATACATCCAAACGCTTATTAACAATAATACTCCTTCTACCGGTTTATTCTGTGCTGTTGATGAGGATGCAATGGATGATATCTGTACTAATCCTTATAAGATTGACCTTGTAGGACACCACTTAATTGACGAGCTTACGGCAGATAGGGACATTGTTGATGCAAGACTTAATTTCTTAAGCTATGATCAGAATCTTACTGCTGATTACCTATACTCACAAAATGTTACGACAATAACCGATGCAGCTACTGGTGCTAGTGGATCATCACCGGATTCTATAAATGTTGGTACACTACTAACTATTGGAGCTACCTCTACATATGGTGTAGGAGCAACAGCTTTCGATGGTTATGATCCTTCCCTTAAGTATGGAGGTTTACATTATGTAGTAACTAACAGCGGAGTTACCGGTGCTTCCCTTACTACAGCAGAGAAAAACGAATTGGTATCTTTTGCAACTCCAAGCGCTACCTCTTCGCCTTACATTATGGGTAGAGTTACTGGTTTATCTGGGTTAACTGGTTCAGTTATAAACCAATTCTCCGAAAATGACCTAGTAAAACTAAGAGTGTCTGGTGTTATTCAAACGGGTGGAGAAGTGCTCCTAACATGGACACACCCACTTGATACTGCATCATACTCTGCTCAAGGTGTCTCAGTTACTCCATATAGCAATATGGTGGGAGCTACATCTGGAAACATTTCTGCTGACTATTATCAATTTGCATCTTCTGATTATTTAGATATTACATCAGTTAGTTCAGTAACCGGTGGAACAGCTAGTAACGCCTTAACTGGACAATTGTCTACAGCATTCTACCAGGACTTGCTTTACGGTGAACTTGAGGATGGAGACCAGATTTGGTTAAATGAAACTGGAAGTTCCATTAATTATATTTCATACGAAAGCACAATTGATAGAGACCAATTTGCTGTAGCATATGCTAGGCAGTTTGATAACGTTGCTAGACAAAATCCAGACAATTTGGTAGATTATACTGCATTCTCCACGGGTTTACCTGGCAGCAAACCTTTTGCTTCTGACAATATTGGTCTTCCAGTAGCTGCGGGTAAGACTGATATAGTTTCATCTGTAGGCTCTATTAACCAGTTTATTGATGTGATAACACAAATAGATCCGACTAATTTCACTATATCTTCTTCACCATCATCCCCAATATCTGTTGGTGATCTTATAGTATCTACTGACCAGGATATTTGTGAAACCGTTGGTAGTAATAGACAATATAGGTTAACGAGAGTTACCTCGGTTGCTCAAACAACAACACCAAACGTTGTGCAAGTAACAACTGCAAGGCCTCTTTATTACTATGCGGGGAGTCCGATTCAAGTTCAGAAGTTTAAGTCAATACCTCAGTTTACTAGGTCTTTCGACTTCACATACCTGAATGGGTTTACAATGAGGGATTCCCACAGGCCAAATGGTACTGATGCTAGAGTATCTGAACTACTGGATGTAATGTACAACACAAACATTGCAGCGACACTTGCTGCTAAGGATGTGATCTCGTTCAGATACATCGTAGATACCTTCAGTGGTCAGATTTTGCCTAACTCTAAATATCAGCTTAGTAAGTTGGCAATGATGAGACAGAAGGCTCTTGCTTTAATTAACGCTCCTTCGATGGAGCAGTTTAGGGAGTCAACAGACCCTAGGTTTACTGATGCACCAACACAAACTAACCCGTATCCTTCACTGAAGGCACAATATATTTCGGAAGGTGGTAACTTATCTCTTAATCCTTCTTACACTTTCAGTTTACCTACTGAAGATCAAGGAGCCAAATACGCTGCTTTCTATACGCCATACTTAACGGTAAGGGAAAATAATAGAAATGTAAACGTTCCTCCTGCAGCTTATATCTCCAACAACTTTGTTAGAAAATTTGCTAATGGCGAACCTTACAGCATTATAGCAGGTCAGAAGAGAGGGGTAATCTCAGGACAAAACCTTGTCGGACTCGAATATGATTTCACTGACGAAGATAGAGGATGGTTGGAGCCAGTAGGTCTTAACCCTATAATTAAGAAGAGAGGCCTTGGTGTAGTTGTCTTTGGTAACCAAACAGCTTATCAAACTGTTAATTCGGCATTTAATTTAGTACACGTGAGGGACCTTCTCATCAGTGTTGAGAATGACGTTGAAGAGATCATGGCTAACTACCTATTTGATTTCAATGAAGATTCTATAAGACTAGAGATCAAAACCCTTGTAGATAACTACTTAGATGGAGTTAGAGCTGGTGGTGGTATTTATGCTTACCAAGTAATCATGGATTCTTCTAACAACCCTCCTTCTATTATCGATCAGAACATCGGTATTATTGATGTAATTATCGAACCTGCTAGAGGTATTCAGAAGTTCATAAACAGAATTACTGTTACAAGAACTGGTGGTATCGCTGCTGGAGGATTTATCCAATTCGCTTAATTTCAAAAAATTGAAAATTCGGATAAATATAAAAAAAGGACAAGACTAAATGGCTGGTTTACCACATTACCAAAATTCCATAAACTCGGTTAATAAATTTGAGCCGGTTTACCTTAACCAATTTGAGGTAAATGTTATACCACCTGCGGCTGTTTCTGGAGGTCCAGTGCTACTAGAACAAGTTGTTTCTGTAAGTGGTTTGGATGTGGATAAAAACCCTAGCTTTGTATCTCAGAAATATAAGTTTGCAAAGAGGAACTATGCTGGAGGTAAACCAGATACAACAACTCTGGATCTTGGTTTAAAGTTTACTGTCAACCTTGACGATGCTAATTCAATGTACGTCTTTAAGACGATGAGACAGTGGACTGATTTAATTTACAATCCATTGACAGGGGCGCAAGGAATTAAAGCAGATTATACTGGGACAATCGTTGTGTCTGTCTTCAATAAAAATGGTGATGTATTTAGGAGAATTACTCTTAAGGATTGCTTCCCACTAAAAGCAATTGATCCTATGGAGCTAGAATACGTAAATGGTACTACGCTCTATGAGATTAATATGACTTGGGCAGTTGATTACTGGGACGATTTATTCCTATAAAATATAACAAAGCATAAATGGCAGGTTTACCACATTTTAACAACTCTAAGGCAGCAAGGAATAACTACGAGCCGGTTTTCTTAAACCAGTTTGAGGTTCTTATAACTCCACCTAACGGTATCAATCTTGCTAATACTACATTTAAGGGTGAGAATATACTTACTCAGCAAGTGAAGAGTATTTCTGCCTTACAAGTTGATATACAGCCAGCTGATGCTGTTACCCAATATTACAAGTTTGCTGAAAGAAGGTATGCTGGTGGTGAACCATCTACATCTGATGTACAGTTTAATATGTCTTTCGAAGTGAACCTTAATGAGGACAATTCTATGGTTCTTTATAAGGTTTTAAGACAATGGTCTGATTTAATTTACAATCCATTAACTGGAGCAATGGGTCTTAAAAGAGATTATGTTGGTTCTATGGTAGTTTCTGTTTTTAATAAACAAGGTGATGTCTTCAGGAGGATAACACTGAACAATTGTTTCTTGGTAGAGCCAATTACTCCAATGAACCTTTCTTACGATATCGGAGATGCTCTTTATACCATTGATACTACATGGAAGTCAGATTACTGGAACGACCTATTCCTTTAATACGGAACTTAACTCCAATTTTTTTCTATAATTTCTGGTTTTTTTATACCAACGGTATATAAAGAAAATGTCAAATATGTCCGATAATAACCTTTCTCCAGAAGAAATACTCAGGGAAAAAGAAATCGCTGGTGGTATTAAATATGATGAACCAGATGGCTTGAATCTGGATACAGAGCTACAAGAAAATATTTATCCAGAAAAGCAGCCCGAAAATACAGAAGACCCTCTTGGTAACATTCATGAAGGTAAAGTTGAAAGTCAACCTTATGTGCAAGAGGCCGAATCTAAACCATTAGACCTTGGGTGGAAAAACCTCCCGATGGGGATGTTACCCTCTCAGGGATTATTTTATCCGGAAGCAACAAGAATAGCTATCAGACCAGCGGAGGTCAGGGAAATACGACAATTCTCAACAATAGATGAGGATGACATGCTAGATATAGATAACAAGCTTAATTTCATTCTTGAGGCATGCTGTAAAGTTAAGTTTGAGGAAAACGGAGGTCTTGTGTCTTACCGGGACCTAAAGCAAGAAGATAGGTTCTTTATCATCATGGCTATAAGGGACTTAACTTTTGTTAAGGGGGAAAACAGGATTATTGTAAACCCTGAAGGTGGATGCACTACAAAAGGATGCTCTGGGATGGAAGGTATTGAGCTTAGAACTGGTGTGTTGAGCAATTATGATATAGATCGGGATTTGCTTAAATATTATTCCACTACCGAAAGAGGTTTTGTTTTCCCTATTAGAAGAATAGGGAAAACTATAAAAATGTCGCCACCGTCAATTGGTGTAACAAAAGCAATATCATCTTTTGTTGCTGATTGTGTTGCAAAGGGTGAAGAAGTCGACAAGAGTTTTATAAAAATAGCTCCATTTTATTTTAATGATTGGAGAGGTCTTGATTATTTTAAAATCAAGGAGACTATGGTTTCTTCTTTGGAAGAATGGACAAAGGAGGAGTTTTCTGCTTATTTTGAATTAGCAGAAAAAATCAAGATAGGAACAAATCTAAGGGTAAGAGTAAAATGTGATTCTTGCGGTGCTGGGGAGGTCACCGCTCCAATTTACTTTCCCTCCGGGTTCAGATCTCTTTTCGTTATTTCAGATATCTTTAGAGAATTATTTTGATCTCAAGTTCCGTCTTTGGAGAGAACACACAATAGATCCTAATTGGCTAGAGTCAGTTCCTTTTTATGAATATCAGATTTGGCTAGATAAATTAAACGACTCTGTTGAAGAGGAGAACAAGAAAAAACTCCAGGAGAGTGGCCAGACCGAGGTCTTTAGCTTTAACAATAAGTGATAATCGTTAATGTCTGATATATAATCAGAAAATAACCCAATCTGTTAATGGTAAACGGATCTGACAAATTGCTAAGAGAACTTACTACTCTTTCTTCAAATTTTGATTCACTTTATCAAGAGCTTAAGGAATCTACTAAGGCTAATATAGAATCCTCCGAGAGTATAAAGAATCTGACAAGTGATATTAAAAAAGGAGCTATGCCCAGCGGGCAAGATTTGGAAAAGGCTTTTAAGGGATTTACCGAGTCTTTTACTAAAACGATAACTTCTGAGAATGATAAGCTCATCAGCGATTTAAAGGATAGTATTTCCAAGTCTCTTATTGAATCCTCCTCTAATTTTATTTCAAATTTACCTAGTCAAATTGCACAAGTAAAATCCGGAGAGCCAATAGATTTTAAAGGTATCCTGAGTAGTGGTGTAAAAAATGTTTTCTCTGATGTTATACCAAAAATTCCTGGACTGAAACAGGGTGGTACTGTTGAGGGTGATGGTATTGCGGTTGTTGGTGAGGGTGGACCAGAGCTTGTTAAGTTAGATAAAGGCAATAAAGTTAGGACTATGGAGCAGCAGATGATGGATATGATGCTTGCGGAAGAGAGAGAAAAAAATATAAAACTTGGAAGAATTGTACAACAAAACCCATTGCAAGCTGCACTTTCTAAGATTACATCCGACTCAAAGCTTATTAGCGAGTTTATAGAGTATTCTAAAAATGACCTAGACGAAAGTGACCAGCAGGAGCTTTTGGCTGATCCTGATTACCTAAAGGATGAATTTGATTATTTCCTCAGCGAAAGAGACCGAGAATATTTTACTCAAGAGGATCTTCAAAAGTTATCTTCGGCCTCGAATGCTCCTAAGGTAGAGACGATAAAGGATACAGAGGTTCTCAAGACTCCAAACCCAAGCGTTCCTAAAGTGGAGACAATAAAGGATACCGAAGTTCTCAAGACCTCAACACCAGTTGTACCTCAAAAATCTGAGGTGACGCCTAAACAAGATTTGGTTTCAGAACAATCTAAACTTAAGTCAGGTATATCCGGCGTAAATGATATAACAGCTTTGGTTAAATCAAAAATAGAAGATGCAAGGAAAAAAGGATCTGATGCTATGAGTCAAGTTGTAAGTACCTCGCAAGAGCTAAAGGAGAGAGTAACAAAACCATTTAATAAAGAAAGCGAAGGTAGTGGTGGTTCTAGTGCTAATAAATCTTCTAATGCTTTGGAAAAAATTAATCAAGCAACCGCAGCTCTGAAAGAATCCTCTTCTCCAACAAGCAGTACACCAGCAAAAAAGTCAAAAGAATCTTCTGCATCAAATACTCCTGCATCTTCCGACACAATGACTTCTAAGGACGTAAAGGAGATGAAATCTTTGCTTGCTTCGATATACCAAGCACTTAGATCACCGCTAACAATTGTTAACGACGTTCCGTTTAGACCAACGTCAAACAATTTCTAGCAATTGTTTATAACTTCATTTTTTCCCAACGTGGGAAAACGTTATATTTGTTTCTCAACTACTTTTTAATCCTGAACCGAGAATGGAAGAAGCATTTATTGATCCCTCTGATTTTTTCACCAAAGAAGATCTAGCAAAAGGAGATTATTGGATAGCAAGTCCAAGCCTTAGCAGAGTTATTACCTCGGATGATAATTTCAAAGAAATAGACGAAACCTTTTATTCCATTAAGGATAGGAAGATGGATAGGGTCTATCTAGAAATGGCAAAGGTGTGGGCTACTAATTCTTATTGCGAAAGGATGAAAGTTGGTAGTCTTATTGTGAAAGATAAATCTATTATATCTGACGGCTATAACGGTTCACCCACAGGTTTTCCAAACGTCTGCGAAGATTCATCTCACGTCACTTTACCTCATGTATTACATGCAGAGGCTAATGCGATTACTAAGTTGGCTAAGAGTACACAAAGCTCTGATGGTGCGACACTTTATGTTACAGTATCTCCTTGCTTTGAATGCTCTAAACTTATTATTCAGAGTGGGGTAAAAAGATTAGTGTTTAAGGAGTTATATAGAAAACTTGAATCGCTTAAGTTTTTATTCGACGCTGGAATTGAACT